AAAACAGTAAATATGTTTAAAGCAGGTATTATAGATCCTGTGTTAGTTACCAAGTCGGCATTAAAGAATGCTGCCTCAGTTGCCTCGACTATATTGTCTACCAACTGTGTTATGTCTAACGTAAGAGGATAATATGAACGCAATAGGTAGAAACATAATAATAAAAAAGTTAAAAGAAGGTGTTACTAAAACTAAAGGGGGTTTACTCCTGGCTGAAACGCACCGCGAGGATATAAGATACGTAGAAGCCACTGTGGTGTCTACAGGGTCTGAATGTGCAGGAATAAAAAAAGATGATGTTATATACTATGATAGGCACGCTGGCCATAAGATAGAGCTAGATAAAGAAACCTATCATGTTATTAAAGCTCAAGATGTAGTATTTGTTTTATGAGAGAATTAACTGGTCAAGAATTAAAAGAAATAGGGCTGTTAAAACATTATAGAGTAATACGAAGATGGGCTTGCAAAAAAACAGGTTTAACCGATGCTGATCTGGAGCTTTTAATATATTTCGATTGTTTAGGTAAGTTTACAAGAAAAGATTTCGAAGATGGTATACTTATTTACTCTTGGGATAATAGAAGATGGAATAGGCTACTTAAAGAAGGTTGGATAGTCAAGTGGAGAGGATACAACGGGGCTGATAAAACTTATAGTATATACGAAATTAGTTTTAGAACAAAAAATATAATACAACAGATTTATAGGATAATGCTTGGTAAAGAGGATATACCCACTTCTAAGAGACGTAATCCAGCAATGAAACGAATTTCTTACAGTGACAAAACTTTAGCCACTGCTATAGAAAAAATTAACAAAGATAAAACAAGATAATTATGGCAGGAATAATGGCAGCAATGAAAAGTTTTGATAGTCTGGGAACTGCTTTTTCAAACAACCCGGCTATTAAAGCAATACAACAAGCTCGACAAAAAATACAAGGACAGGCAGCAAGTCAAACAGCAGGGGTAGCAGGAGCAGCACCAACACCAGTAAGTGGTGAAGCATCAACATCCACAGATACTAATGCGCTAGAAGCTAGAATAGCAGCTTTGGAATCGGCAGGGTCTAACATAGCCGGGTCAGGCACTTCAGCCGCTGTTGCCGCTCCCTCATCAATGACTCCAGGAGCTTTAGCAGCTGGGGAAACAATGTTCGGGACCCAAGATGCTAGGGATAGATCTATTGATCCTAATATATTTAACAGAAGATTTAATTAATAAACGATATGGAATACACAAAAAAAATAGTACCTAATGCAACAGGTAAAGCTTCAGGCGAAGTAGGTGAAAGCGCTTTATGGGATGGCCCATTAAGTCAAATGGGGAGACCTCATGGAAAAGGATCTTCATCCGGAATAAACGGAATGCAAGTATTAAAATACCCCTGCAGCTATGAATCAAAACCAATAACAGAATGTGCCAAGAAAGGACGGTACAATGAAACTTACTAAAAATTTTAATAAGTCAGAGTTTGAATGTAAGTGTGGTTGCGAAATGCCGGAAGAGGTATTATCTGAAATAACTAAACTTGCTGGCAATCTACAAGTCATTAGAGACTTTATAAGAAAGCCTATGACTTTAACAAATGCTTACAGGTGTCCCGAGCATAATAAAGCGGTAGGAGGAGTTTCCAACTCACAACATATATTAGGTAAAGCTTGTGACATTCAAGTAAAAGATATGTCTCCTAAAGAAGTGTTTGATACTATAGCAAACTTGATTGAGCACGGTCATATATCCGAGGGCGGATTAGGATTGTATAATACTTTCGTGCATTACGACATAAGGAAAACTAAAGCCCGTTGGGATAAAACATCAGAATAATGGCAGTCAAAAAAGAAACACCTTTAAAGAAAAAACCTAGCCTTAAGAAAAAAGCTAGAGTAGCTAAAAGAACAGAACGTAAAACAGCTAGAAAAACTAAAAGAGCCGAGCGTAAGGCCCCTTCTCGTAAAAAATCAGAGGGCAATTATGCAAAAGTAAAAAAAGGCGGGGGAGCAGGCAAAAAAGCTGGTGGTGGAATGACTGCTAAAGGAGTTGCTAAGTATCGTAAAGATAATCCTGGTAGTAAATTAAAAACTGCCGTGACTACGCCTCCTTCAAAGCTTAAGAAAGGTAGTAAGGCTGCTAAAAGACGTAAATCATTTTGCGCAAGATCCAAAGGCTGGAGTTCAGAAAGAGGATTAGCTGCGCGAAGAAAATGGAACTGCTAATATGAAAAATAAAAAAAATTGTGGTTGCCTTAGCAAATATATGAAACCTTCTATAAAAGGTACAAAAGGATCAAAAGGCAGAAATGGCTGGGATGCAAAGCCAGTGTTTAGAATAACTAATCCAGGTAGAAGATGAAAAAGAAAACAAACAAAGACGCTTGTTATTACAAAATTAAAGGAAGCTATAAAGTATTCCCATCTGCGTACGCTAGTGGCGCTATAGCAAAGTGTCGTAAAAATAAAGGCAAGAAATAAATGTATAGATCACCATTAAGTAAAGTTAGAAAAACTGAAAAAGGAGCATCACTTAGACGCTGGTTTAAAGAAGAATGGAGAACACCTAGTGGGGACAAAGATTATAGCAAAGGAGAAAACTTATTTAGACCAACGAAAAGAGTAAATAAAAAAACAGCCACTACATACAGCGAGCTAACAAAAAGTGAACTTCGAGCGGCTCAAAAAGAAAAAAATTCTAAAGGAAGAGTTAGTAGATTTAAAAAGAAAAAGAAAAAATGAGTGATAATCCTAATTTAAGAAAGAACGGAGGAGACGGAACATTTGTTGGCAATGCCCTTAGAACTATAGCAGGAGTTACACCTGATATACTTAACATAGTAGGTACATTAACTGGAGCAGAAGGATTTAATAAATTAAGTGATGCAATCAGAGGAAGTTCAAGTATTTCTTCAGAAGATAAAGATGTATTACTTAAAGAGCTTGAAAAAGATATTGTAGTAGAACAAGAGCTATCTAAGCGTGAAATCGAAATAAGTAAGCGCTGGGAACAAGATATGAAATACGGAAGTTGGTTAGCTAGAAATATAAGACCTTTAGTTGTTGCCAATTTTACATTTTTAATAGACATAGTAATTATAACATCTCAATGGGGCAGACCTTTGGCTGAAGCATACTTACCTCTTTTAATGACAATGGGAGTTACCGTAATAGGTGGTTACTTTACACTAAGAGAGTACGGAAAAACAAAACAAAAATAAAATTATGCCTTACAAAAAAAAGCCTACAGCTAAAACAATAAAACAATCCCGAGCTAGAAGAAACCAGACCCTTGTCCCAAGCATGAGCAGAAGAGCTTACGACAAGCAGTTTTCTACTACAAAAGGGCATACTAATAATGCAAAAAAAAGAAAAAAACCATGAACAAGTACGACAAAAAAATGATGCATGAAAGAGAATTAATCTATGATGCAAAAGGACAACTTCACCGAGCTGACAAAAAATATAAAGGCGGTGATAAAAAAGCAAAACAAACAATGATTCACGACCGTGAATTAGTTTACGATGCTAAAGGAGCAATTCACAGAACTGATGTAGAAAAAAAAGATAGATCTTCTATAGCTAAACATTGGCATAAAAACTCGTAAATATATATATATAATGGACAAAAATAAAGAAAGAAAGAAAAAAGAAGAAGAAAGAAAAAGCCAATTACGAGCAGGTAAAAGGGAAAGCAATGAGCAAGAAAGAAAAAATCTATTGGAAGATATGCCAATAGATAAAAGAGCTACTTTTCCCAGGAAAATGAGAGATTACGGAAAACCTACTAGTCCTGTAGCTATGCGAATGGCTGCTACAAAAGAAAGTTTGCCAATGAAAGAATCCCCCGTTATGATGTATGGAGGAAAAGAAGGAGATGAAAGCAAATCGCGAAGAGACTATGAGTCCCCAGTGCAAATGTACGGTGGCAAAGAAGGTGATATGAGCAAGTCAAAAAGAGACTACGAATCTCCAATGACAATGCGTGAAACTCCTTTAATGAAAGCTTTAGTTGGAGATCAAGGCAAATTACCAGAGGCTTTAAAGAAAGAAATATTAAAAAAATAAACAGAATAGGACTGTATAAACCTAGCCTAAAACAAATAATTAACAACTAACAACTAAAAACAAAAATTATGGCAAATTTTATTGCATTCGACGTAGTGGGAGCTACTAACGATTGGGAAAACGGAGAACACGTTGTAAACGTGGCAACTATTGTGGGAGTTTATCAGACAGCAGATAATGCTGTAGAAATTCTTACAAACGGAGGAACTCCGGGAGACAAGATTGAATTAACATTATCTACAACATCAACTGGAGGATTTGTTTCGCCAGTTATGACTACTGGTTTAGCAACAAAAGCATTTAATTATGCGTTAACTGCAAATCCTGGAGGAGTAAAAGCTAGAGTTTTCTTAGGGGAAGACGACGCTGGCGATAGAATGTACATTAGAAACATTAACTTCGCTTAAGATTAAAAATTCAGCCTTGCAAAATTATTGTTTTGCAGGGCTGTTATTAATAATATAAATATGGCCTTTAAAATTATTCCTCCTTACAAAATAATTAATACTCCTATCTATCATAAAGATATGGACAATAATACTTTGGGTTTAGCTAATAATAACGGCACTATTTTATTAAACAAAAATTTATCTCCAATTAAAGAGGCTGCAGTGGTAGACCATGAAATGGTACATATCAATCAGATGAAAAGAGGCGATTTAGATTACGACGATAACAACGTTTATTGGAAGGGCAAAGCTTATTCAAGAAACACTATGAAAGAGGGATCTAAAAAATTACCTTGGGAGAAAGAAGCATACGATAAAACAAAAAAATAAAATTAACAATTAAATCTAATCAAATGAAAAATTTATTTATCGCATTATTATTACTAGTATCAAGTCAATTATTTGCACAACAAGAATTAAGCGGGTTATGGGAATGTGAAGAATCTTCTTATTTAACTACAATAGTGGCTTCAGAATATGCGGTTTTAAACGTGTTTAATACAAGCTTTGAAGAGTACAGAGTAATACCAGAAAAAATAATAGATTATAAAAATAACAAATTAATAACTAACCTAAAAAATACTCACAACGGATATGCAGTAAGTATTGAATATTCATTACAAAACGATGATACTATTTTATGTACTTACACTGGAGATCTTACGGGAGATTTTATATTAACAAGATTAAAATAAAAAGCTATGGCATATATGCAAGAACCCGGTAGAGCTCCGTTAAAAAACAAAAACTTTGAGGCTTTAACCAATGGTACACCCTTAAGAAATGATAATGACAAGAAAGATCCAAAAACGGGTAAAAAGAAAACAGTAAAATCTTATAACGTAAAAACCGGTAAAGAATCTACTAAAAAAGTTACAGCTAAGTCTGGGGATGCTAAATTAACTAAAGAGCTAGGGGGTACTTTAACTTTTGAAAGTGCAGATCAAAGCAAAAAATCTTTAACAAAAAAGAAGTCTGACCCAAGAACAGGGGGAGGCGTAAATAGAAGCACTACAGCTACAAGAGCTACTTATGGTACTCTTCCTAAAGGGTTTAAAGGTAGAGCAAAAGATAAAAATAACAAAATAGTGGACTTTTCAACTAGTAATAACGATTCAAGAAGAAAAGAAAAGTTTAGATTATATTAACAATTATTAATAATTAAATTAAATTAAAATGAGTAAAGTAAAAGAAATGAAATCAGAAAATTTATCCATCAGTAAAGACCAATTAGAAAAAGTGCAAGCGTTACAAGCGGACTTACAAAAGTTTTGCGCACATATTGGAGGATTAGAGGTTCAAAAAGCAAAAGCTATTTATCAAATAAATATGCTTGAAAAAGAAATGGAAGATTTTAAAAAATCTATCGAGGATGAGTATGGGCCTATTAATATTAACTTAACTGATGGTACTTATGAAGTAATACCCACAGATAAAGAATAGGGTCATGGGTAATATTATAAGAAAGATAAGTATAGGTGCTGACTATAAGAACGAAGCAATGCATTACTCTGTTAAGCAGACAGTTTACGGTGGGCACGAAATTTCTCATATAATATTTGAAGAGTCTGATAATTCTTATAATATATTTATAAAAAAAGAAGACGAGGTAATGCCATGGAAGAAGTTTAATTCTAATATGGCAATATCCGTTGAGTATGACTTGGAGTACTAATGAGAAGTATATACGATTTTATCATAAAGCCTGTTGGAGGAAGATATGATAATACGATAAAGGTTGGAGAAGTGGACCTTGTGACCAACACTTCTATAGAAAGTTTTAAACACGTTAATAATATAGCCGAGGTTGTTGAAACCCCTGCGGCGTTTGCAACACCAATAAAAAAAGGTGATCTAATAGTCGTTCATCATAACGTGTTTAGAGTTTTTTATGATATGAAAGGACTCAAAAAAAATAGTAGATCATTTCTTAAAGACGGACTTTTTATGTGTGCAATAGATCAAATATATTTGTACAAAAATAAAAAGAACTGGAAATCATTTGGCGATAGATGCTTTGTTGCTCCGGTCAAAAATAAAGACCCTTTTAGCAGCGATAAAACAGCTAACCTTATTGGTATACTAAAAATAGGTAATAAGTCCTTAAAACGCGCTGGAATCAACCCAGGAGACATAATCGGTTTTACACCTAATAGCGAATGGGAATTTGTTATAGATAATCAGATTATGTATTGTATGAAATCAAATGATATTGTTATAAAGTATGAACTCGATAGAAACGAAGAAGAATATAATAGCCGCTGGGCGGGAAGCAATTAAAGAATTAGTAAAGGTAGCAAAAGAAAAGATCGTTGACTCAGAAGAAGATATATCTGCTGACAGACTTAAAAATGCTGCCGCTACTAAAAAGCTTTGTATATTTGATGCTTTTGAAATATTAAGTAAAATTCAAGAGGAAGAAAGTATGATTGCTGAATCAAACAATAAAGCAAATAAACCTGCGTTTAAGGGATTTGCAGAAGGGAGGTCTAAGTAATGGCTTACGAACAAACTTTATACAGGGTTGTAAAAGACCATATTAAACCAGCTGTCATTAAAAAGAAAAACCGATATTCCAAATGGGAGTACGGATATAATGCTGAGTACGATACCGTTATAATTAGTAAAACAGGTAAGATTGGTGAGATCTATGAAATAAGTGGCATAATGATTGCTCTACCTAAAACGGAAAACGCAGAAGACATGGGCAACAGCAAATGGAAAGCTGTAGAATATCCTAAGTCATTAAAAAAAATTAAAAGTGTTCAAGATTGGAATGCTTACCCAAATAGTTTTAAAGAACAGTGGCACCCATATATAGATGAAGAATTTGAAAGACGTGAAAAAGGTTTTTGGTTTATTAATAAAGGTAAGCCTACTTACATTACTGGTACTCACTATATGTACTTGCAGTGGTCCAAAATTGATGTCGGATTACCGGACTTTCGAGAATCGAACAGATTATTCTTCATATTCTGGGAGGCCTGCAAAGCGGATAAGAGATCGTACGGTATTTGTTACCTTAAAAATCGACGCTCTGGATTTTCATTCATGTCGTCGGGAGAAACAGTTAATTCGGCTACGATATCTTCAGACTCTAGATTCGGTATATTATCCAAATCAGGTGCTGACGCCAAGAAAATGTTTACAGATAAAGTTGTACCGATCTCGGTAAATTATCCTTTTTTCTTTAAACCAATACAAGACGGTATGGACCGTCCGAAAACAGAACTAGCATACAGAGTACCCGCTTCTAAATTTACAAGACGTAAGCTAGAAGATAACCAAGCAGCTCAAGAGCTTGATGGATTAGATACAACTATCGACTGGAAAAACACAGGTGATAACAGTTATGATGGTGAAAAATTAAAACTATTGGTTCATGACGAATCAGGCAAATGGGAAAAGCCAACTAATATACTTAACAACTGGCGAGTAACAAAAACTTGTTTAAGATTAGGTAGTAGAATTATCGGAAAGTGTATGATGGGGTCAACATCAAATGCTTTAGACAAAGGAGGCAAAAACTTTAAAAAATTATATGATGGATCAGATGCATCGGCTAGAAACAAGAACGGTCAAACTAAAACGGGCTTATACAAACTTTTTATTCCTATGGAATGGAATTATGAGGGTTTTATTGATCAGTATGGCTATCCTGTGTTTGATATTCCAACGAAAGAAACATTAGATCCTCAAGGTAATGTTATTACAGAGGGTGTTATACAACACTGGGAGAATGAAGTTGAAGGCTTAAAAGACGATGCCGATGCCTTAAACGAATATTACAGGCAGTTTCCCCGTACGGAACAACACGCTTTTAGAGATGAAGCTAAGCAATCTATATTTAATCTTACAAAGATTTATCAGCAAATAGATTACAATGAAGAATTGAAGAACTCTGCTATGGTTACCCAAGGTAACTTTCAGTGGGAAAACGGTGTTAAGGATACTAGAGTAATGTTCTATCCTAATAAAAACGGTAGGTTTTTTATTACTTGGGTTCCGGATCAAGAACAACAAAATAACTTAATAATAAAAAATGGCATTAAATATCCTGGTAATGAGCACATGGGAGCTTTTGGATGTGATAGTTATGATATTAGTGGTGTTGTTGGTGGCGGCGGATCTAACGGATCGCTTCATGGATTAACAAAGTTTTCAATGGAAGACGCTCCACCTAACCATTTTTTCCTTGAGTATATTGCAAGGCCATCAACAGCTGAAATGTTTTTTGAAGATGTGCTAATGGCTTGTGTTTTTTATGGGATGCCTTTGCTAGCAGAAAACAACAAACCTAGATTGCTTTATTATTTAAAGCGTAGAGGATACAGAGGTTTCAGTATAAACAGACCGGACAAAACATATAATAAATTATCTATAGCTGAAAGAGAAGTAGGCGGAATACCTAATTCAAGTGAGGACATAAAACAAGCACACGCTTCGGCTATTGAAACATATATAGAAGATTTTATAGGAGAAAAGAAAGATGGATATGGGGATATGTATTTACAAAGGACTTTAGAAGATTGGGCTAAGTTTGATATAAACAATAGAACTAAGCATGATGCTTCGATAAGTTCAGGGTTAGCTTTAATGGCTTGTAATAAACATAGGTATAATCCTAAAGGTATAACAAAAATTAAATCTTATTCTTTGGGTTTTAAAAAATATAATAACGAGGGGACTACTTCAAAAATAATATAATAAATGAATATAAGTACAAATACTAATAGCTCATTCCCGGATCAGGTTGTAAGTGATGCAGAGAAAGCAACGTGGGAATACGGGCTTCAGGTTAGTAGAGCTATTGAGCAGGAATGGTTCAATTACGGAGGAAGTGGTTCAAACCGTTATGCTACAAACTGGAATAATTTTCATAATTTAAGACTATACGCCAGAGGAGAACAAAGTGTGCAGAAGTATAAAGATGAATTAGCTGTTAACGGTGATTTGTCTTATCTTAATCTAGATTGGAAGCCAGTTTCTGTACTAACTAAGTTCTCTAATATTGTTTGCAATGGTATATCTCAAAAAGAGTTTGATCTTAACGCTTATGCACAGGATCCAGAATCCATAGCTAAAAGAACAAAGCAGCAGCAGGCTATATTATATGATATGACGATGCAGCAAGACATCGCTATAGCCGCTCAAGTGTTTGGCAAAGATATATCTAAGTCAGGCATGGACAACCAACAACTCCCTGATACACCGGAAGAGCTGGAATTGTTTTTACAGTTAAAACCTAAAACGGCTATCGAAATAGCCGAAGAGGAAGCTATTAACGCTGTTTTAGCAACCAACGAATTTGACCTTACTAAGTCCAGAATAAATCAAGATTTAGTAAACATAGGAATAGGTGTTACAAAAACCTCTTTTAATCCCGCTGAGGGAATTGTGGTAGATTATGTTGATCCTGCTTATTGCGTTTGGTCTTACACAGAAGATCCTCACTTTGGCGATATATATTACGTAGGTGAAGTTAAATCTATAACTATACCAGAGCTTAAAAAAGAATTTCCTAATATATCAGACGAAGAGTTAGAAAGAATTCAAGACATGCCCGGCAATCGAAGAATGATTCGAGGCTTTGAAAGCTATGATTACAATACTGTTCAAGTATTGTATTTTGAATACAAAACATATACCGACCAAGTTTTTAAAATAAAGAAAACAGATTCAGGTTTAGAAAAGGCAATTGAAAAAACTGATCAGTTTAATCCTCCTCCAAACGACAACTTTGAAAGAGTTTCAAGATCTATAGAAGTATTATATGAAGGGGCTAAGATAATTGGTACAGATATAATGCTTAAATGGGAAATGTCAGAAAATATGACACGGCCAATGGCTGATACTACTAGAGTAGAAATGAGTTATTCTTTGTGCGCTCCCAGAATGTATAAAGGAAAGATACAATCTTTAATAAGTAAATGTATAGGTTTTGCGGATGTAATACAATTAACTCATTTAAAAATGCAACAAGTTCTATCTAGAATGGTTCCGGATGGTATCTTTTTGGACATGGACGGGTTAGCTGAGGTTGATTTAGGTAACGGAACAAACTACAATCCAGCCGAGGCATTAAATATGTATTTTCAAACTGGTTCTGTTGTAGGTAGATCGCTTACCCAGGAAGGGGATATGAATAGAGGTAAAGTTCCTATTCAAGAACTAAGCTCTTCTAATGGCACAGGCAAGATACAGTCTCTTATTACAGCATATAATTACAATATGCAAATGATTAGAGATGTTACCGGATTAAACGAAGCAAGAGACGGCTCTTTACCTTCTGCTGATTCATTAGTTGGTCTACAAAAAATGGCTGCTAATGCATCCAATGTAGCTACTAAGCACATACAGGACGCTAGTCTTTTCTTAGCGCTTAGCACTTGCGAAAACATTTCTTTAAAAATAGCTGATGTACTAAATTTCCCTCTCACTAAAAATTCTTTAATGAACAGCGTATCTACCTTTAACGTAGAAACTTTAAAAGAAATGGAAAACTTAAATCTTCATGACTTCGGAATATACTTAGAAATGGAGCCTGATGATGAAGAAAAAGCTGAATTAACAGCTAATATAAATACCTCTTTGCAACAAGGCGGTATTGATATAGAAGACGCTATTGATATACGTGAGATTAAGAATCTTAAGCTAGCTAATCAAATGCTAAAGCTTAAACGCAAGAAAAAGTTAGAAAGAGAACAAGCTGTAGCACAGCAAAATATTCAAGCTCAAGCAGAGGCAAATGCTCAAGCTTCTGAAAGAGCGGCAATGGCTGAGGTTGAAAAACAACAAGCTCTTACGTCTGAAAAAGTTTCTATAGAGCAAGCCAAGTCTGAATTTGAAATACAAAGAATGGAGAGAGAGGCTCAAATAAAAGCGCAATTAATGGCTACTGAATTTGAGTACAATCTGCAACTAGCTCAAGCGCAAATAGGCGCTACTAAACAAAAAGAAGCTGAAATAGAAGACCGTAAAGATAAACGGGTAAAAATACAAGGCACTCAGCAAAGCGAACTTATACAACAAAGACAAACAGAGGGTATACCTAAAAACTTTGAGTCACAAGGTAATGATGTGATGGGAGGATTTGATTTGTCTTCATTTGAGCCTAGTTAAATAAGTATTTAATAATTATATAATATTATATCATGAATGAACAAGTAAAAACGGAAGGATCTTTTAAGATCCAATCTAAGCCTAAGCTAACTGACGAACAGTTGGCGGCTAAAAACAGGGAGCCTTTAATCGATGTTCCAAGTAATGTAACCCGAGTAGTAATTCCTAAAGAAGAAAAAGATGCCGTTCAAGAGCCAAGCTCAGATGGTGTGGATGAGAATAAACAAGCCGAAGATGTACAAGAAGTGGAGGAAGGAACATCCGAACCAGTCATTAAAGAGATTACCGAAGAAAAAGAAGTAGAAGCTAAAGCTCCTGCTATTGAGCCACCTCTTACTCAAAATGATTTACCAGAAAATATAACTAAACTGGTAGATTTTATGAGAGAAACAGGTGGGACTATGCAGGACTACATAAGATTAAGCACTAATTATGAGGATGTTGATAGAGATGTTCTTGTAAAAGAATATTATAAAAGCACTAAACCTCATTTGTCACAAGAAGAAATCGATTTTATGATCGAAGATACTTTTGCATTTGATGAAGATATTGATGAAGAGCGAGACATCAAAAGAAAAAAACTCGCATATAAAGAAGAGGTTTCAAAAGCACGTAAGTTTTTAGAAGATACTAAGGAAAAATATTATGACGACATCAAGTTGAAGTCGCCTAGTCTTTCGGAGGATCAACAAAAAGCGTCGGACTTTTTTAATCGATATAAGGAGGATCAGGAAAGAAACTCCCAAAACCATGAGAAGTTTAAAACTCAAACTGAACAATTATTCAATAAAGATTTCGAAGGTTTCGATTTTAGTTTAGGAGAAA